GCCCCAGTGCGGATCACATGCTCCAGAAGATCAATCGTGTCGGTCGGCAAGGCGTAGGTGTTCTGCCCCGGCACAAGGTCAATCGTGCCCTGCTCAATCGTCCAGAGGTTGATGCCACGGTTTGCCCAATCGGCAAACATGATGTTTAAACTGCGTCGGGCGGTCTTGAGGTCATAGCCCGTGCGCAACTCTGAACCGGCGCGTTCAAACGCCTCCTCAACCAACTCAGTCAGGTCGAGGTTGAAACTGCTTGCGCCTGATGTGGTGGCCATGTCAATCCTTTTTTGCCGTCACAACGTCATCGCCCTTTCGGACGGTTACCTTGTCGCCCTCTACGTCAACGCGCATCGGCTGCTCTTTCCGGTCAAGCCGGTCAAGCTTGTCAATCAACTGGCGCATGATCTCAAACTCAGGCTTTTCCTGCTTTGGGTTGGCCCCGGCAATGCCGTTGAGCATGGAGATCAAAGCCGTTAAAGCAGCGGACACCAGACCAATCACGGCGGCGATCTTGGACTCTTCAAGAGCCAGACTTGCGCCCACACCAACCACAACAATGGCCGTGATGTAAGCCAGCCCATGTTTGCCAATGGCTTTGCCCGCCACCTCTTTGGCGGTGCTCTCAGCCTCAAGCCGGTTTAACTCAGCCTGGGCTTTGGCTTTAAACAGAGACAGGTCTTCTTGATCCATCACCGATACCTTGCTGTCTTCGCCGCCACCTTGGGCGGCTGCTTCACAAACTGCTTCCCGGCCTTCTTGCCTGCCCGCTTGGCACGAGTCGTAGCGGCATACTCAGCGGGGCTGAGAGCCTTGATGGCGCTCTCAGGCAGATACCGCTCACCCGTTTTGGAAGACGGTTTGCCAGACTTGGTGCGCCACTTCTGGGCACCCCAGTCTTTGAGCGACTGCTGCGGGTCTTTCATACCATCTTGCCGCGAGTTTTACCCCGTTGAACAATACCATCTCCGCGCCTCGATGCAGAGGCAGTTTTGCCGCTTTTTGCGGACGACACTTTGCCTCCTTTTTTCATGCCATACATCGGCTGGGGGTTATTAGAACCAAACTGCACAGCATCCCCGTCTGCCGTAAAAATTGGCGCTCCTGCTGCGGTGCGAGCATACTTCTTGCCGCGAAGCTGCTCCGCCATATCGGCAATGCGTCTCATTTCTGAATCCGTCGCTTCACGGCCAATGGGGTTTCTTACCATCTCTGCGACTTGAGCCGCAGTTTTTCCCCTGGTCATTAAGGGCTTACTGGTTATGTCCTCTGCGACATCCCTGTAAAACGGGTCGATTTCTTCCCTGCCACCGGAACTATCCGAAAGCACCAATTTCCGGGGCCCATTTGAAGCCGAGCGCCCTCGTGACGCAGCCGCGCCTATGGCACCAAGCGCACCAAGGGCAGCAAGTGTTCCAAGAGCTTTTCTTTTAGCCACGATAACCACCGCCTTTCGCCTTGTACTGCTTTGCCAATAACTGTGCCTTCCGGGCCGACCATTGACCTGCGCCTGTGCCCTGCACCGCACGGGACTTGATTGATTCAAACAGCGACTTGCGCATGCCCGGCTCGGTGTAGTTGCCAGCTTGGTTGACCTTGGTCTTGCCGCCAGCCGCGTACATGTCCACGGTATTCGGGTCATCCTTACGATGGATGACCTTCTTCTTGGGCATCTTGCTGGGGTTGATGGCCCCCATGCCACGGCTGGACATCATGTTTACACCATCTTGCCACGGGTGTGGCCCTTGGTGATGCAGCCGTCGGCGCGAGTGACGCCACCCTTGGCTTTCTTGTCGCTAGCTGCGGGTGCGGGCATCGGCGCAGGTGCAGTGTTGGTCAGCGACTGGTTGTACGCCTTTTCCAACTTAGGAGCCATCTTCTTGTCTTTGGCTTCCTGCAGCATTTGCGCTTCTTCTTTGGTCAGCTTTTTAGCCATGATGGCCTCCTATCAGCAGGTGCGACCGCCCATCTTCATGCCCAGGGGCTTGCTGCCAGACATCTTGACTTGCGTGCCTTTGGTCTTACCCTTGGCGGCCAGACCATCTCGGCTGGGGGCAGCGGTGCGCACAGCGCCCATCTTGGCCTTGGTGATGCCGCCGTTGGCCATTTTCTTCATGTCTTTCATTTCGCCACCTCGTGAAAAAAGTTCCATCTTGCCTTGATTGGTTTTGGGCCTGTTGATTACCTGCGCATCTGCGCGGTTACCAGAACCAAACCTCCGACCCTTGTCTGCCTTCATAAACTCTTGACCGACAGACCGAGGGATTCCTACACGCTTGGCAGCGGCGGGGTTGTTGGCCACCATCGCCATCAAGTTGTGCTGTGCCTTACTTTTGCTCGGCATCTGCTTTCTTTCGGCGGATCAACTCCGCAAACGTCTTGCCGGAAACCATCTCTGCGATACGCATCAGCGTCCAGACGGCACCAATCAGGCCAAATATCGGCGTAAGCAATTGCAGGAAAGCCCCGATGGCTGCAATAGCAGAGGCAATATCCAGCACGTTTTTGACTGTGTCGTGGTTCTGGCTCATGTCAGCAATTCCAAGCTCTCAAGCTTTTGTTGATGCGACTGTTCGGGTCTTTCTTGGCCTTCTCGCCGGTCAGCTTCTTCTTCATGCCTTCCATGCGGGCGCAGAAAGAGTCTCGGCGTGAGCCGCCCTCGGGCTGCGGGGGCTTGAGCCCAGGCTTGCCGGGGTTGGCTTTGTTGTAGGAGGCTCGCCCCTTGGCGTTGAGTCCGCCTTTGGGGCTCTTGCCTTCCTTGCGTTGCCATGCTGCGGTCTTAGCCATAGAACAAAGTGGTTGTTACGTTTGCGACCAAACCAACAAAAATGCCGTCTTTGGCCAAAATCCCCTCACCCGGCACAACCACTGGAAACGCGGTCGGGTTGTAAGAGTCTGCTTCCAAAAGGATGTCGGCGTACATAGATACCGCAGGAGAACCCGTGATGGTGCCGCTGGCAGAGTCCGTTACCGTAAAGGTATCCAAACCTGTTACCGTGACCGCATAGACGTTGTCCGTTGCAGTGCCGCCCGTGCCAGCAGAGAAATCCAACCAAACGCGGTCCCCAGAAGTGAGGCCGTGATTGGTGATTGTCACCGTCACAGTATTCGTAGACCGCCCGTAAGTACCCGTTTGCGTCACATTGTTTGCAAACACAGTGTGCCGAGCCGCCGCAGTGGCGTTCGCGGACACAATAGCCCCCTTGATGCGTGTGCGGTAGTCCACCGCCACGCCCGAAGAGGTCATGTGTTTCGACTTTACGTCGTATTGCATCGTCATGATGCGCTCCTATTAGGCCGTACGGCTGAAGGTGTAGGCGGTGGCGCTGGAGAACATCAGGGTGAAACGGGCCAAGCCAGTTGCACCAGCAGCAATGGTCAGGTCGCCAAAGTTTGCGCCGCTACCATCCACGCCAGCACTGGACAGGACTGCGTTGGTGTTTGCTGCCACCGTCACAACGCTTGCGCCTGCGGTGTTGTCAACAAACAAATCCAGCACCGTGCCGCTACTTGCGCCGATGGCGGTGCCAAGATCGGTGCCGGTGGGCAGGGTAATCGTAACGGTGCCGACCGAAGTGGAGGTGATGTAGCCGTCAGCAACCTGGGCCGCAGTAGCGGTGCCGGTGGTGTTGATTGCGTTGGCGGAGGTGGGTTGATGACCCTGAATGAAGCCGTTTTGCGAAACGACTGGGCCGGAGAACGTAGTACGTGCCATGATTTCCTCACATGCGAGTTGACTGTGGGCGCTCTGTCTGCATGTCGTCAGCCGGGACTGTCAGAAACGCCGGGGACCCCGGAATGTGGCCAATATACAGGAAAAGAAACGGGGGCACAAGGCCCCCGTCCGGATCAGCGGTTACTCACCGCCAACACCTCATCAGGTCGAACCCGACGAACCCCACATACCCAGGGGGTCAGACCAGCCGAACGAATAACGCTCGCGGGCCTTGTAGCGGACGTTGCCAGTATCAAAGTCACCGTCCATCGAGTTCTGCAACGGGGTCCGCACAAAGTGCTTCATACCGTTGGGAACGTCGGTGGTCAGGAACCATGCGCTGGGGTCGGTCAAGAAATGGTTAACGGTGTAACCTTCAGGGATTGCACCCATCTGCTTGATAGCGTTGATGTCGTTATCAGCAGTAGCCACACGCAGTTCGGTGTCAAGCAGACGCTTGGCAGTAAACATCAGGGCCGGGGGGACAACCATCTTCTTGGGTTTGGCAGCAATCAGCAGACCACGCTCATCGGTCCAAGCGGCGATCTGAATAACGGCGGCTTCTAGGGAAGTCTCGTTCAGGTCAACTTGGGTACCCGGAGTGTTGGAGTTAACACCACCAGAGATCAGAGGATGGTTTGCGTTAAACAGCGACACGCCATCACCACCGGGGTAGGTGCTGGAGAAGCCATTGTTCAGCACAGCCGCAGCTTTGACCTGCTTGGTGTAGGACATAGCGCGGGCCAGAGCCTTGGTGTAACGAGCAGACAGGCTGTCGTACAGATTGTCCTCAACCGCCTCTTCGGTGATCGAGAAACCCAAAGCAATGGTTTCGTGCGTATAGCGAGTGCTCCAAGCTTCCTGCGCGTTGTCATAGGCAATCGCACTGCCCTCGTTCTTCACCGGAGCGGCGGAGAAGCCAGACAGCTTGGTTTCCTCTTCAAACGAACGCTCGGAAGTCTCGGTCT